AGGATATTTTGCCACGGTCGAGCCACCGCCATTCCCTGTTGCTGGGTACGGTCCAACCAAGACCTACACAGGCGTATCAATCCGTTGTCCAATTCTCATCTTGAATGTATCGCCAATCAGCGACCAAGATGGTAACGACATCGTGACAGTGTCATGGCAAATGTTGTATGATAGTACTGCAGGGAGCGCAGGTGACTTGCGGATTATCAACCAAATACCAACACTGCCAGTTGCGGGCTAAATATAACACATAGGAGAGGAACGTATGTCTGATTCAAACGCACAATCACTTTGGGGAGATGACAAAAATCCAGAGCAAGTATTTGAGATTAACCTGAAACGGTTACGCATGCGAGATTATGCGGACTTTGAGAAACATGAAGGCAAAATGCCGATGGAAGTTCAAGTTCGCATTCTTGCACGAGTAACAGGCAGAGATGAAGAGGATATTTGGGATTTGGACATTGAGGCATACGCTCAATTGAACGTGCAGTTAGATAAGGCGATGGGCAATCTTATAAAAAAAGTGAACGCAGGCAACTCCTCCTCTACGTAAACAACGATAATGTGGAGTTACCTGCGTGGGTGACGTTTTGTGAACTTGCTGAAATGTGGCACACACCCCCATGGGAGTTAGAAAAAGCTGATGATAACGGCGACCTGCTTCAATGGGGGATGCGTGCTATGTTATGGCGGTCAACCAAAAACAAGAAACAGGAGATAAGAAATGGCTGAAGTTGGAGTACGAATTGTTGGTGAAGACCAAGCAAGTGCTGCTCTGCGTTCAGTTGCCGAATCTTCTCGCAATACCGCACAAGAAGTAAACACGCTTGGTGGGTCGTGGAGCAGTTTAAGTAATACGATTGCGTCTGGCGTGGTTAAAGGTCAAGCAATTATCAGTTTTCTTCAAGGAACGTTGGCATCAGTATCAAATGTCACTGCTGGTATACGTGATTTTGCGCAACAATCCGAACAGATGAATCAAAGTCTTGAGGGTGTGCGCATGTCATTTACCGTGCTGACAGGTAGTGGTGAAACAGCCAATCGCTTGTTGGATGAAATGAAAACCGCGGCTCGTGAAACCGTGCTTAGTTTTGAAGAGTTTCGTAACGCATCAAAATACTTGCTCGGCTTTCAATTTGACGCAAAAGACGTGGTGCAAATCACCAAAGACATTGGCGCGGCGGTGTATGCGCTTGGTGCGCAAAACATGGGTGGCATGGAGCGTATCATTCGTGCGCTTGGTCAAATGAAAGCGCAAGGTCGTGTATCTCGTGAAGAACTAAATCAGTTGTCTGAAGTTGGTCTTCCTGCGTTAAAAATGCTTGCAGACTCATTTGGCGTAACAACTGCCGAAATGAGCAACATGGTTAAAAACGGTACAGTTCCTGTTGAGGCTGCTATTACAGGTTTGATGGGGCAGATACGAGAATTGTACGGTTCGCAAACGCAAGCGTTGTCTGGTAGTTTTGAAGTTATGACTTCAAACTTTGGTGACTTTGTTAATCAAGCGCAACAAGCACTTGGCTCGGGTATTTTTGAAACAAATAAAAAACGACTACAAGAACTGACGCAAATTGTCGGCAGTCCTGTGTTTATGAAAATTGCCAACGAACTTGGTGGTCGTATTGGTGATGCGTATCGCAGATTTAACGATGCTGCGGTGTTTCCTGCTATTCAAGCCGTGCAACAATTTATGAATGTGCTGGATATGAGCAATCCACGTCCTGCAATCATGGAATTGATGCAAAATCTTGAAGGCATTATGATGCAGTTGGTAAATCAATATTTTGGTGGCACTGGCGCATCAGTTGTGCGCAATTTTATGAGTTTGCTGAATCAACTTTCGGAAGGCATCATATCGCTTACCGAAGGTCGTAACATATACGAAGTGTTTGATAGAATTAGCAAGGTTGGTCAAGACTCTACCGCAGGTCAATTCGTTGGCATGCTTGCACAAGGATTGATAAGTCTTGGTCGAGCATTTGAAGAAGTTCAGTCTATCGCTTCTCCATTCGTAAATCAAACACTGAGCGCAGTGCGTGAAGGCGTAAGCACATTATCATCTATTGTGCAACAAGTTTCGCCATCTATTCAAAATAGTTTCAGTTCAATTCTTTCTACTATTGGAAATCTAGGCAAAGGAATTGCAACTGCTATCAACACAGGTGATACTGACCAACTTATGGGGACAATTACAAGTTCATTGTCTAAATTGTGGACATGGATTGACCAATGGGGTTCACGCTCGTTAGATTCACTTGTTAATACAATGGATAAGTTGTTTAGTGGTAATTTCGATGACAGTCCATTTTTGTCAAAACTTAGCGAAATCATGAATAAAGGTGCAAATATTCTTGGTCAACTTGGAAATGCGTTTACCAGTAGTTTTGGCGAAGAATTATTTCCCATGCTTTCGCCACGGCTAAATGCACTTGGTAATTGGCTTCAATCGCAATTTAGTATTATTGTAGACGGTGTTGGTCAAACAATGAATGACCGATTGCCACCTACATTTCAGATGGCTTTTAATACCGCAACGACAGCGTTTCAAAATTGGTTAGCGGAACTTGGTGTTGTCACCAAAAAGGGTTTAGCCGAATGGTTAATGCCCAATCTTGCTGGTTCTCAATTGTTTTCAGACTATTTGCAAAACGAAAATGCACGTATTGCACAAGAAATTGCGCAACGCAATCAGGTACTTGCGCAAGGTAACGAAACACTACAACAGCAATTAAATAATTTGCCACAAATTAATGAATACTTTCGTGGTTTGGGCGATACATCAGGTCTTGTTAATCAATTTCGTAACATACAACAAGAAACTGCGCCAATGGCACAAGCGACTGGTCAAGAGTTGTTGGCAAACATGTTATCTGGCGTGCGCTTGTCGTCGTCGCCAATATCACAATCTATTGAGTCAGAAACATCGTCAGCAGTGATTTCTACCGCAAACAACCTTGCATCATCAGGTGCAGTTAGTTCAGCGTGGGAAAGTGTTGGTCGAAACATGGCAATTTCTGTAAGTCGTGGGTATCAATCAGGATTTTCAGAACTTACACAAGACATACAAACATCAATAGGTATTCCAGAAATTAATCGACAACTTGGAGATAGTATTGCTGAAATCAATTCACTTAATTCACGAGTATATGTACTTGAAAGTATGGGAAAAAGTCTAGGTTCGCCATCTCAACCCGACAGCATGCAAGGTAATATGTTATATGATGTTCCGTACACCACTGCTTCTACTGTATCAGGTCGAGCTGGAACTACAAACAACAACAGTGTTGTGAATGTAAATATCAATTCTGCCAAGGGGAATGAAACTGATTTGCAATCAATGGCACAATATCTTATGCTAAGAAAATCATTTAACTTCTAGGAGTAACGATTATGGGATTGTGGGACATACTTGTACCATCAGAGCCAGGGGTATTGCATAACTTAATTGCAAATCCATCGTTTGAATATGACAACAACGAGATTGATGTGGCACGATTAAATCCTCCAAGTGGTGGGTCAACCGTTGCCGAGATTGCATCATTCCGCACACTTCCAGCGAACACAGGTATTACATATTGGACTGCATTAAAAGGAGCAGGAGTTGCTCGCTCATCATCATGGGCATCTCGTGGCTCATACAGTTTAAAAATCAATGCAGGGACATCTACCAATGGTGGCACTGTGTATGACCCACGATTATCATCGCCATCTCCAAGTGTAGGCGTTTCTGTATCTGAAGTTGCACCATCGGACAACATACCACCTGCGTGGTCAAACATTCCAGCATCTCGACAATTTCACGTTGCAGTATTTGGTTTAACTGATACAGGTATGGCATTGGCTAATGGTATTAGTGATACACAATTTTATTACAATACCGATACGGAAGACATTGTTGCGTATCCGACAATGGATGCAAAAAGAGGTCATACCACACCGTATTTTTCTAGCCTTCCAAGCATCACAAGTAATCCTGGTAAATCCATAAAGGTGGTTATTAGCGGTGGTCAAGACTCAACTGCAAATGCAACTATTCGAGGTTGGGCAGTGTGGTACAGTATGGACACCACAACTACAAAACGGTACGTTCTTGCATCAATTGTTCCTGCATCTGCCGACGTTGGAACAAGCACAACAGTATTTATTCACAAAGTAATTAATCAAGTAAATGTTGACACTGTATTAACTCCAACATTGTGCACGGGCAAAATCTACATGTATCCGTTTGCGGTTGACGGTGAGTACATTGTCAAAGGTGTTAACACATCGTTTTTGACTGAATGTCCAGCAGGTACAGATTTATATGTCCTTGCCGACATTAACCAGCCAAATGGTGAAAAACAATTTCTGGGAAGAGTTGCAGACCAGGGAAAGGTTACTGTAACGGGTGGCAACACTGTTTCCGTTACAGCAGGTGGTGACAGTGTCACGGTAAGCGGATTTCCCACTGCGCCATTTTTGGTCGGAAGAGAAATATACACGTCTGCTGGTGTGTTGATTGGAACGGTTAAACGTGCGTTAAGCAACACATCGGCAATCCTTGAATCAAACGCAACAATCAACTACAGCGGTAGTTATCAATATTCTGTTGCAACACAAACAGAAATCCGCATTCAACAAAAATCTACTACAACACCAATTGGATTTGATTTTTATCGCATGGTATCTACCAACGTGCAATCATATCCAGACAATCCAATAGGTGCAATTAGTGCATTTAGTTGCAATCCCTCATCAAATACAAATTTCTTACCTGCGTCAATGGGAATTAATTGTAGTGCGCCATATTTCGGTATTACCAATAACACATTTGCAAATAACACATATAAGCATCATTTGTATCTTGATTGGTATTTGTCATCACCAAATCTTATCAATCCAAATGCCACATACACTGACACTGGTGCAAGATGGAAAGTGATGCTGGTCAACATTACATCGGATGCAATACAGCCAGCAGGGTTGACTATTACCACTCAGCGAGGTAATGTATCGGCAACCATAACAAACGCTTCTGGCTTTGCGCAAGGTGATTGTATTTACACTACAAATTATGAGTTTGTAGGAGAAATTAAAACAATCAATGGAAACTCTATAACATTTTATAACTTAGCATTTATTTCTCTTACTGCAAGTGCGTTCCGAAAACTTGCATTTAATGCAGGTACGTCGTTAGGTACATTAGATGCCAGCAACGCAACACAATTAAACGCAAAACGCATGGGATTGCGCACAAAGTTTTTGGTAACGCCACCGTCAGGTGACACATCACGCATGCAATTGCGATTTCAATATACAGGCACAACAAGTGATGCAGATTTGTATATTGATGGCATACAATTTGTTGATTCGGGGATGATTTGGCGGTCATACGATTATTACGGTAACTCATTAAACACGTATGTCAATCCTCCGCAATTTAGTGACTGGAATTGGGATGATGTCGATTTTTCGTATGTAGACGGTGACGTTCCTGGCGCAATATGGGCAGACACAATGCCTACGCAAAGCGGTACATATAGCAACACGTTTCCGTATTTTACAAATGACGGTGTGTGGCATGCAGACTTTGATGAATATGATTCATCACAATCTGGTCATGGCATGGGAACGCCTCGGTTTCGGCAACAGTATCAATGGCGAAACGAAGCCAAACCTGTATATGGCGTATCAGTACCAGGTTTATCACAAAGTTCATTGTTGACACAAACATTTACCACTGGATTTTGGGCTTCATTAGACACCGATAACATCAATGTTGTGGTAGAGCCGACAATTTCTGGTACGGGTATGCCTGAAATAGCAACAACTGCATTGGAATATGGCATCACTGACGGTGGATTTGTGCAACGACAAGTTGCACGAATGCGAAACATGCAGTTCAATGTCACAATATCCGCCAAATCATGGGTTGGATTGCACGCAAATCGTCGTTCATTAATTAACTTGCTTAAGTTCGACCAACTTGCGCAACAAGGCGAAAGAATGTTGCGATACACAGGCGCAGACACGCCTGTGGTAACTCGCATTACATATATCGGCGGATTAGAGTTTAGTGGCGTGCAAACACAAAGTTTTACTGAAGTTCTTGGTTTGCGTTTTTTAAGTGCTGACCCATATTTTTATACAGAAGTACCGTTTACGCAAAATGTTAGCCCGTCATCAACGTTAAACGAGTCTGCAAGCGTGTACTACAAATTAGGGAATGCATCTGAATGGACTCCGTTAAACTTTCACAAAAACGAAATGACATTAACTGCTGACGAGTTGATTGTAAATGGCGAAAGCACGCCTCAATTACAATCTCAAAATGCATTTTGGGATTTGCAGTTTGCTCCATCAATTCCAAAAGCTATTGGATGGTTGCAGTCGCCAAGTGGTAATGTGTCAACATTAGTGGTGGGTGGTAATTTTGCGTATCCGTTTTCAACTATTGCATTTTTCTATGTATCAGGATTTACACCTGATACAAAATCACCTGCAAGCAAAATTAGTTTTAATACGGGTTTGGGAACATTGACATCAAACACTGTCAGTGCCATTGTTACTTTTTCTGACTTTGAAGCAATACAAAATTCAGATGTTGGAAAGTTTTTGTTTGTTGGCGGTGATTATTTAGGAAAAATTGCAAGCGTTCAATCGTCAACGCAATGCACTTTAACAGAAAACGCAGTTACCACTTATGCATCGCAACCGTATCAAAAAGTAACGTTGTCTACCGTTGATATAAACACAAATCCCACACAAGTATATGGAAAACAATTATTTCAACTTACAGGTGGCAGTGCGGTAGGCAACGCATCGGTAAATGCAATCTATCAAGAAAGTGCTAACAGTATTTTGGTTGTCGGAGACTTCTATCAAGTTATTGATTTTGGCGACCGCACACCAAACACCAATCTTAATACATCCGATGTTTTTGTAAATGACGGAAAAGTCAATACAACTGTTCGATTTGGTAGCAATAATATATCAACGCAGTATCCATATTTTCGTATTGCACGTTTTGTTATGAACGACAATGGTCGCATCGTAGCATACCCTGTTGATAGTCAGTTTGAATATGATTCAGTATCAAATACCTATCGTTCACTACTCTTTAATCAAATTAACAACCAAGGACTTAATGCAATTACACAATCACCATCTGGATACACATTTGTTGGTGGTGATGTAAACACAAGTATTATTCCACTTGACGACACGTTAACCAACACATTTGCGCCATATCCTGCATATCGAGGTCCGTCTGCGTTTGCTCGTACATCATCTCAATCAAATGTGTACACTATCAATCCCAATATTGTTACGCAGAACAATATTAACTCGTTAGAGTACGCTGGTTTTGTGGGGTATCAATTAGGCGTTAGTCGATTTGGCACACTTACTACTAATGTAGGAAGTCATTTGGTAACTGTTGGAAATGCATTTAATAGTAGTGGTGTTTTATTTGATGGCACACCATTTACCACAGCAGATATTGGAAAATTAATTTTTACTGATGTTGGTATTTATGTAGGACAAATTGCTTCTATTGCTGGTGGTGCAACATCATCAACTGTAGCGTTGCTTGCATCCCCTGCGCAAGTTCAATTTACTGAAGTTGGATTTAGTGTATTAGGCGATATTAAATCGTTAACCACGGACAAAAAAGCAAACGGCGCAAACGTGTTTGCAGTAATTGATTCATCAGGTGAAAACATTGAATACCGTGCTTCTTTGTATGCATATGTTCCAAATGCCAAAAACGTTGGCAAAATGTCATTTGTTGATGGGTCAACATCAGTAGCATTGGTTGGTAGTACATTTGCCACTGCGTTAGGGACAAACAATCAAGGTAAGATTCAATGTTCCATTTCAAGTGATGTGGTAAAGGGTGATAAAACTAATTTTACAGTTAATATGGTGGGTAATTATCTAACAACAAGTGATGGCTCTTACATTGGACAAGTAAAAGTAGTAAATAATGCAACACAATTAACGCTTACACGAAATGCGTTTGTTGATGTTGGTCAAGTGATTACCAATGATTTTTTGTCAAAATTTAAAGGACTAGTTTCTGTTGCTACAAACAACAGAGGGAATCCGTTAAGTACCATTAATGGCTCACCTACAAGTGGGCAAAGAGTTAATTTTTCCATACCAGAAGTCACTGCAGGAAGTTATTTTTACCTGTATTATCCAAGTAGTCAAACAACAGCGGAATGTGAACAAATTGCATCTGTATCTACTACTGGTAACGGGTCAATAACGTTAACAACAAATAGTAAATCAAAAGTTGACATTAATAAAACTGTTAATCGTACACCAGTTACCAATTGGATTGTGTGGCCTACCAATCAAATATACGAAAATTTCAATGTTATAACAAACAAAATATTCACTGATGGCGATGGGTATTTATTAAGAGGTGGACAGTTACGAACTGTTGTGGAAGATTCGACAGTGCTTCCATCGGGAGTTGCAAAATTAAGAACGCCATCATCATACACAACAAGTACCACTCAATATTTAGGCACTAACTATAATGCGTATACACTATACACATCAAAAGCATCAGATGCAGCAATTGTCAATTTTGACTCATTGGGGTCTAATTTAATTCTTAATTCTATTGTTCGTCGCAAATTTGACGCATCTTCTAGCGTCAAAGCCACTGCATACGACCCAACTATTAGTTCAGATGCTGTTACAGGGTTCGGTAACGTATTTGCGTCGTATTCTTTTGGTACTATTGCGCCAATATTTGATAATGATGGAGCAACTAATAGTTTTTCTGTGTCAGGAACAACCATTTCATCAGGAATAACTGTTGTTTCAAATAGGCATTTTTATGCACGAGTTAATGATAGAATTGTATATTTTGGAAAAACTACAGGGACAAATACTCTTGGCACAAACTATTATGGTGATGTAATCAATGCCTCACGTCAATGGTGGTCGTTACCTGATACCACAAACACACTTCCCGATGCAAATTCAACCAAACTTGTTAAAGGTATAGGAACAATCAAATCAGGCTCAAACTTGGTTAATGGAACAGGTACATTATTTTCGCAATATGATGTAGGAAGAAGCGTCTACACATTTCAAAATAATAAATGGATATTTATCTGCGTTATCAATGGATTTACAAACACAACACTTGTCACTACTACAGCACAACAATATAGTTGGATGGGTAATATTGATTATTGGCTCAGTGGCGGTTCACCAGTTTCAACCGACAACAATGTAACGTGGTATCCATATCAATTTGCGTTTCCATTAGGCGGTCAACTTGGTTACGAATATCTTTCCAATACTGCGTTTGGTATGGAAACGTCGTCAACACAACCAACTATCAGTGGCGCAAATGCAATTATTAATGTGATAAATAATCCTGTACCTGTCGGGTTAAGAGCAAATGTATATGAACTGTATGCATACTTAATGAATACTCCACCAAGCATTAACAACATTCAACCGAATGTCACTGGTCAGTGGACGTGGATAGGAACAATTAGCAGTACAACCGCAAATACTATTACAATTTCTGCGTTTAGTGGCGCAACCACAAATATTACCGTGTTGGCTAGTAGTTTAAATCGAGGTACGCTATCAAGTACCAGCACGGTAAATGCCTATCAATTAATAGGTCGTCGCATATATCGCTCTAATGGCGTATTTATTGGTGTCGTGGAAAAAGCATTAAGCAATACTGTAGTGCAATTTTTAAACAACGCCCCATCAACATACGCTGGTACGTTTTATTACATGTATAATTTTCCAAATTTAGACAATAGAGGTACTCCGTTAAGTATTGTTCGAGCGGTAACTATTCAAACAAATGTACCATCGTCGTATCAAAAAAATGACGAATTGTACACGTATGCAAGTGCATCAAATCCTGTGTTGCAATATCTTGGGACAATACAGCAAGTATTTCCCGTAAACAGCTCTAATGTTGAAGTTTCATACATGCCATATTGGGCAACCCCCAACAATATAATTGATTCAAGTAATGTGTACTTGTCTGGCTTGACCGCAGATTCCAATGGAAATGTTGTTCAAAACACAAGTGGGTCGGCAACCATACTCAAGGCATCAAAGTCGCTTAAAGCATCGCAAGATGCCAACTATTTTGCTGATGTGATTGGTGTTGTGCGCACTGTTTCGCCTAATCCATATAATGTTGAGCAAACAGCACGAATTTCGTGGGACCAAGCAGCAGATGATTTTGACAGTACAATACCGAGCATTCATCAAGTAGAGCCAATCTATGACGCAACGGTAACTGCTACAGCTAATACAAATACACTTACATTTAATCAAGTGGTTCGTTCACTATCAAACACCAGTGCAGTGACTGCTGGATTTTCGTACACATTGAGTGGTTCTCCAAATACCATTCAAAATAAATCATTATTTCGACCAGACGGTCGATACATGGGGTCATCAACAACTGCTGGAACAACAGGAACGTTGTTGTTTGGTACGTCTAACAATGCAAACACTGCTTCATCATTTGCATACATGGATTATTCAAGTCTTGGAACTATTACATTTAATAGCACGTCTAGCGACATTGGAACATACACGCAAAATGGAGGCATTGCATTATCGGTGTTAGACGGTAAAGCGTTATTCCGTGCATCTGATGGCGCATTTATTGGTATTGTCAACTACACGTACTCAACTAATGGCATTCGACTTACTGCAAATGCATTAGCAACCGTATCAAATGGCACATTTGCGTATGCAAATGCATCCAAGCTAAATACAATTACTACAAGTACATCAAGTACATCGGTAACGGTAGTAGGTGGAGGATATTCATATGGCAGTGCAACATCAGTTACGCAATTCTCGTTATTGAATCGGTCACTGTTTAGGTCTTTTGCTTCACCCAACATCAATAGTCCATTTGATATGTTTTTTGGAAATGTAACAAGTGTTACACAAAATGCAACCACTAACACTGCTACATTGACAGCAAACTCACGAGGTAATGTCACAAATGAGTCGTTTATTCACATGCCTTTTTCTGGAACTGGTAACACCATTGTAAACAATGCCACGCTAACAACTACTGGTAATATTATTTCTACAGTTGCAGGTAATACAGCATTCACAGTTGCAGGTACGCCCACAGCCACATCACTGGTGGGAAGTGCGTTGTATACAAATGTAGGAGGTTTGTTTATTGGTATTGTGCGAAGTGCATCAAGCGCAACAGCAGGAACGTTCGAAGAAGGGGCTGCCACAACCACTACAAACGCACTTTACCGACATGCGTCAACTCCATCTTTTACATTAGCAGGAACAAACACACCAGCCAATGTTGCCATTTTTCGCAACACAGGTGAGTTTATGGGAATACGACGAGGTAATGTTCAAGCAAATTTTAGTCGGCACCCACGATTTATTAACACAACTGCATCAACATATATTTATGCCAATACAACACAAACTGGTGCAAATACAACGGCTGGCAATACGATTACTGTTGCATTAGGCTCTCGCTCAGTCACGGTTGCAGGAACGCCTACTGCAACTGATTTGGTTGGCAGTGCGCTATACACAATCGCAGGTGCGTTTGTTGGTATTGTGCAAAGTGCATCAAGTGCAACATCTGCTACGCTTGAGTCTGGCGCAGTCACTGCAATGAGCGCATCTACATATAATTACACATTTTCCACTGTTGCTATTACCAATACAAGTACGTCATCAAACATTGTCACAACCATTGGTACTGGTATAAGTTTGAGCACGTTTATTGGTCAAGCAATATTTACGTTAGGAACACCGACATCAGGCACTGATTGGAATTACGTTTACATTGGCACAGTAGTAGACGTGGGAACAAATCAATTAATTCTTTCATCAAACGCCACAATAAATATTAACGACCCATTAGGCAAAGTTATTATATACGCACCATCAACAATTGCCATGCAATTACGAACGGCAAATCAACAATCGACAGCGTCATTTAGCACTATATCAACAACAAGTGGAAGTACAGCATTAACCGTGTATGGTCAACCAGATGCATACTCGCTAGTAGGAAAGACGTTGTTTCAATCTGATGGAATTACGTCTGTCGGCACAGTAGTAAGTGCGACATCTGCTACGCAAGCAGTGCTTTCTTCTAATGCACCTGCCACATACTTTGGAAATTATCAATACACATCGTCGCAATCAATTTCACCGCTTGTTACAACTACAAACGTCCCTGTGTCGGTGTTTGCAAATACAACTGCAATTTGGCAAACTGATGGCTCATATATGGGTATATTGGGAGGCGCAATTAATGCAACGCAATTGAACTTCGTCAATATGCCATATGCAAATACAAATAGTGTAAATAGTTATTTTATATGGTCTGATGCATCAAGCGTTGCCAATAATGACACAACGCACATATTAATATATGGGGCAGGGAATACAAATACTATTACTATTGGTATTAATGAAACATCAGGTACATACACTGGTGCAGACATTATTGGTGTAGGGCACGGAATTTTTAATAGTTTAGGTAGATATATTGGAAAAATCGCATCGGTCAATACCGTTGCAAACACATTTACACTGGCATCTCCATCACGCATCAATGTAGTTGGCGAATTTTACTATTACGCACCAAATCCGCATTTAGTAGTATTTAACGGTGCTGATATCGCATTAAGTAAAACTCAACAAATTATTAATACAGATAACACTTCTCGAATCAGTGTAATTGATTACGCTTCATCAGTGGTTGGAGTAACAAGTTCGCCAGAAGTGTTTGGTACAATACTTGGTCAATCTTCAAGCATTGGTAATTCGTATTTGGCATCGTATTCTGGACCTGTAGATAATAATAAACTGCGATTTATTTATCCTGGCGATGTTATTCGTACACGAGATGCAAATGATGGAAATGCATTTGCAATACGAGACAATGATATTGTTGGACAGGTTGTGCAAATAAATTACACTTCCTCTGGCGGAAGTGTAACCACGACATTGCCAATTTTGTCTGCGCTCTCGGTTCAAAAAGTTCGTGTACATCGAAAGCACGTTAATTCAGAGTTTATTGGACAAATGCCTGGAACAATTAACGCAAAAATCACTATAGGAGGAATGGGTGGCACACAAGCAACTATTTATGGTGTTGGTACTCGCTTTTTCTTGTTGACACGGGATTACTTAAATAGAAATAACATGAACGGTACAGGGTTTTATGTTAAAAGCAGTACAAGTAATACATGGACAAAAATTGGCACAATATTTGATGTAATAAGCGACACTGAGATGATTGTGACGTTGTCGGCAACCACAATATCCGACTTTGCTAGCGCATCATTTAATGGCGGATATTCAATGCGGTCAATTCCAGGCGTTGGTTTGATTAATATTACATCAACAGGAATTGTCAGAGGTCAATCATTAGGCGTTCAACCTATTTTTAACCAACAACTTTATCCTGGTTGTGTAATAACAGTATTTTCAATAGGGAATTCAAATCCTGATGGACAGTATCGTGTAGTAGATATTCATTCAGACACCGTAATGCAAATAACTAATGTCGATGGCAGTCCATACACAGGTGGATTAAAATTAAGTCGCAATTTTAATATTGAATATGTGTATGATGAATATCCGTTGATAGACACAGGGTTGGCAACTTTTACCAATCAAGATTGGCAACCAATGGGGTTGACTGACGGTCCGATTAACGATATTACCACAACACAAAATGGTACTTTAGTTATCAGTGGCAGTTTTTATAGTTGGATAGATGCATCTTATGTGGGAACAAACGCCAACTATAATCTTGTTAGACGCAACGTAGGAAATATTGCAAAAATCACGCCGTTAATTTCTGATGGCAAATTGTTTGATGCGTATGCATCGCCAATTGTTGGCACTTCCTACAATAAAAATGGATTTAATGGTGGCGTTAATGTTGTGCGAGATATAACCGACATTAATCCAATCAATGGATATGTAGGGAGTGGTGACAAATTACTTATCGGCGGTACATTTACAGGTTCGCTAAATAACGACTCTGTTACTCACGGCGTGGCATATGCGGAGGGTTCCACTATATCTGGAAATCTTCAAACAATCGTAAACGCAGACATCGTGTTTCCTGTGGCTCGCAGTAACTTAAATCTTATTCGCTCGCAAACAACAGCAATTGCGTCAACAAATCGCATGCGTAAATATTACACAAATCCAATTACCAACATACTTGATGGTATATCAGGTTCGAATATTGCAATTGTGCATCATGGATTTGCAAATAATAGTGTTGATGTCAGCACTATTCAGAACAAAATGCAATATTTCTCATTACGCATTCGAGGAAACGCATCGGTATATCCTATTATTCGCATTCGCAATAGCCAATTAAATCGCACAATTTACGAATTGTATCAAACTGAAACGGGTGCAAGAATTCGATTTGATAACGCAGGTTTGCGAGTGTTGGCTTACGAAGAAATTGTTATTAATTTAATACCTGGTCAACGGTCAATCACATCAAACATTCGTGGTAATATGATTTCGTTTATAAGTCCAACATCTAATTTTGTTGATTGGATTTTGCTTGGCGCAAACAATTCTGCAGGAAAGTATACACAATCGTATGACGATTATCGAATTAACGTTATTGGCATTCACGCTCAAGAAGGAATGAACATTACCGTAAATTACATCCCTCGGTTCTGGTCATTTGATGCAAACAACATGTTCTTTGGCACAACAAAGGCTGGACTATGATATTTCCAAATGCAAAGTACGAAATATTTGTATGCGATAATCTCGGTAACATTATTGCGCCATTTAACGTGGTAGATTTCAATTTGTTTATCGAATTGTCAATTACTCGTGCAGTTGGTGAAATAGGTGCGTGCTACATTCGATTAAGTGGTGGCTCAAATAGTGCTGCGGTACTGACATTCATGTCACGATTTGGCATGTTGAAAAAAGACACCATTTTGGTGATTTACCGCACTGTCGGCAACCAACGAATGTTGTTGCTTGATACTGTATGGTTTGTGCGGTCAATTGAACAATTTCGTGAAGCAACAGGTTCATTTGTAATCAAGATGACTGCGTATGATACAAACTACTTGCTTGCCAGTCGCATCACTAGCGCACAGTTTGGCAATAAACCCGAAACAGCGTATAAGGACATAACCAACTCAAACATAATGTTTGATTTAGTAAGAAACAATATTGGTTCTAACGCAGGAATTCGAAGATTGGCAAACTTCAGTGAGGGACGAGAACTAAGTAATTACGGTTATAAGATTAATCATTACACAGATAATAAGGGAATGCCTTTTGCATATGCAAACTTACTTACTGCATTACAAGAATTGTCGCAAATGACGCAAGTACCTGTTGATGTAAACGAAACTCTTGCGCCTGTGTATTTTGATACAATTGCCACTAGTTCTAATCAGTATGTATTCACGCAATTTCCAAATCAACGAGGTGTTGATAGGCGTTTTATTGATGGAAGCAACAAAGCTGTGTTGTTAAGTGATACATCAAGCCAATTACAAGATATTCGTCTCATAGTTGATTGGCAAGAAGAAAAAACCGCAGTTATCAGTGTATATCAAGCGTTGTCAGGTAATGTTCAAGTTATTTCAAGTGCAACATTTATTGACAAAACACGTATTGCAAATTCGCCGTTTTCATATCGAGAAGTGTTATTACAAGCCAAAACATCAAGTGTTGCAGGTGAAGCGGAAAAGTTTATCAAAGAACCGATTAATTATCCTATGTATGCGGTATACGCAACAATACAAGATTCCCCAGGCTTTTTATTTGGTATTGACTGGGGGTATGGTGATTTTGTCACAATCAATGCATTTGGGTCTATTGTAGACGTAAGAATTAATGCCATCTCAATTACGGTGACAAATAAGTCAGAACAAATTGCTACGCAAATGCAAGTGTCGGAGGCATACACACAATGACCGACCCAATGATTCGTCAAGTAAACGCATTAAATCGAACGGTTGGCAGACTTCAGTCAGCGCATACCCTTGCGTTTACTCAGGAAATGTCGTATATAACATTAACTAACTCGGAATCGCAAATAACTGACCCATTTGCGTGGACATTTTTACAGTGGGGATATGCAAGTAACAGTTCTGCGAGTGATAATGGAATTGAAACACAATTTCCATTTTCTGAAGGTTCGTCTTTTTTATATACACCTCGTCAAGGGTATTACAACGCTACAGTAACGTTGTCTTTTGACAACATTCCAACCACACTAATTATGAGATTGTATATTAACGATGTTATTATTAATCAGTTGCAACAAACAGGAAACACTTCAAATACGTTTTCATTTATTTTTTTTGCTGAAGAAAATGACATCATACAATTTGCTTTTAATAGCGACGTTAATACTGCGGTTTTGAGTGTTGCGCCAAGTGTTTACTACGCAGGTTCGCCATTGTTGATTATTACCAAAATAGTGTAGGAGAATAACATGATTAGTAGATTTTTAAATAGAGTGCAACGATTGTATCTAACGTATCCTATTTACGTCAAACATGTTGATTACTATGGAAAAGAATGTGCAATTCCTGAAGATGAATCACTTATTGATGAGCCATATTCTAAAGATGAGGCTATGCGAATGGTGCGATTGCGTAGAAATGAATTGCTCGTTGCAACTGATTGGACGCAAATGCCAGATGTTAATATTGACGACCTTACACGTCAACGATACCGTGAATATCGTCAAGCACTGCGAGATTATCCGCAACTTATTAACCTCGACGATTGGTCTGCACCTGCATGGCCAACGTTAATTCTTGATATATCACTAGAAGTTACACCAGAAGTTACACCAGAAGTTACACCAGAAGTTACACCAGAAGTTACACCAGAAGTTTCTTGACAAAATATATATTTGTGTGATACAATTAGCCTTGTAGTTGTTACATGAAAGGAACAAACTATCATGGCGAAGTTTAGTCAGTTAGAGATTGGTCAAGAGTGGGCGTTTTCACAGCACTACCAAGGATATGCTGAAGTGCCATGGGGTGCTGGCAAAGTCGTAATTGTGGACACACAGCCACATTACAAGTTTAAGTCAAGTCGTTTTGCCACTTCGATGTATCGCCCTGCAAAACAGGGTGAGCGTGGGATGTATGTCAAGGTTCGTTTTGATGGGTATTTGAGCGATGAGTTTGTGTATGCTCCTCACTTGTTTAAGAAGTGGGATGTATATCAAGAATTGTTGCAAAAGCAAACAGAATTTGCTGATAAGCAACAGCGTGTTTTGGAAGAAGCGGAGCGGTTTCGTCAAGTAAATCTTGTCCCAAAACTTCGTGATATTGCGGAAATGCTTTCCGAATTGACGCAAACGCCAATTACTCGGTTTGAACTTGAAAAGTTGCAGTTGCCACATGCAGAATTGTTGCACGAACTGCTTACTGAAAAAACCTACAAGTAAATTATCAACAAGTCCGTCAACGTGTTGAAACAACATTTTGGCGGATTTGTTTTTTATTTGACAAAATATATATTTGCGTTATAATTACTTATGTAGTTGTTACATGAAAGGAACAAACTATCATGGCGAAGTTTAGTGAGTTGGAAATTGGTCAAGAATGGGCTGAATCTGGCGAGCGCACTCCTGCATGGCAAGTGCCATGGAGTGCCAGTCGGGTGGTGATTGTAGACACACATCCGTATGACAAGAATTCGTGGAAGAATGTGTATACTCGTGCAAGCAAGGGCACTCGTGGAATGTACGTCAAGGTCAAGGTGCTGGGTTGGGTTAATCCAACTGTTGATTTGGAAAACGCTCGTGACTCATATGTATACGCTCCTCACTTGTTCATGAAGTGGGATGAGTATAAGGTCAAGTTTGACAAACAAAAAGCCGACCGTGATGCCTACAACGAGCAACAGTCTAATCGCTTGCGTCATTCGGAGCAAGTCATTCGTCCAAAGGTTGTCAATATGGTTGCGTTAATGACAAAAATTCTGCAAGCAGATAATCGTAATCGTATTTCCGAGTATGATTTGAAAGGCATGATTTCAAACCACAATGCTGAAAAGTATGTGGATTTGATGATTCGCTTGCTCGAAGCCGAGTTGGATAAGTCCAAGTAAGCCAATTTCTCACTAAAAAAGACTATTGCGTTGCTGAAATCAGTATCGCAATAGTCTTTTTATTTGACAAAATATATATTTGCGTTATAATTACTTATGTAGTTATTGAATGAAAGGAACAGACATGACTACAGATGAGCAAAAGTCAACACACGTAGATGTTGAACTGCCCGAAGTAAAAGTTGATGTGGAAGTTAAAACGGTAAAGAAGAAGGCGTTGACTGACCGTCAGTGTCGTTCAATCTTCAACAAAGCACATCACGCTGGTGTGCAGTCCGCTAAGCGATGCAAGCCTGTGCCAATGGTTGTTGGCACTCCCAAAACTCCATTCGGAAACAACATTGATACATCAAAAAAGATGTATTACGTTGAGGGTGGCGTATGTGGGTTTGCGTGGGTCGAGATTCACCCAGCACGAGGAAAATTTGTGCAGTGGTTGAAGAAAAACGACCACGGACACAAGAGCGATTACTTTGGCGGATGGCACATCGGTGTGTTTATTAACACTCAATCGTTAGCACGCAACGAGGCATACGCCCGTGCGTTTGCACAGGTGCTGTGTGACAACGGGATTAACGCCCGAGCAAACTCACGCATCGACTAAAAAAAGCACGTTTCTTGTCTGGCAATCAGATAAGAAACGTGCTTTTTTGTGTGCTTTTGGGTTAACTATTTTTGATATTTTTGCGAGGTACTTTTATTTTGGCATGTTGTCTGTCATATGCATCAAGTGCCATATCAAGATTGTATTTTTTAGGGTCACGACCAATGTACTCTACAATGGTAATCGCCGCACGCACCCATCCGTAGCACACATCTGTTTTCCATCCTTGTGCTTGCAGAACATCTAGCCATACTAGTTGCTCTTTCGTGGTGCGATTCACTCCTGCTTTCATTTCAATAGCAAGACCATTGTATTTTCCAAATCCAATTGGAAACAACAAATCAGGTACGCCACGTTTAACCCCAGCCGCTTTCATTTGCGCCGCCACCACAGGATGTCGATGACCTCCATTTGGTACGTGAAACAAATACTGCAACATTGGTTCTTGCGATTCAATCATCGCCAAAAACTCAAACAATGTTTTCTGTTCAATTAATTCATTTTGTTTTGCCATGTCATTCTCCTTGTAACAAAAACACCGCACCACAAAATTGCTGTGGTGCGGTGTTGTGCGCTCATGCGTTATTCTAGCTCCAACCAAAAATGCGGAAAATTGATTCCAAGATAACCGTAGTAACTGCGTTGGCAATCACATAGCCAACTACAAATCCGACAATGACTACCAATAGAAATATCGTCCATTCAAAAACTGCGTCCATAATGTTCCTTTCCTGAGCGCATTTTTATAATAACACACCATATACACTTTGTCAATTTTATTTACATTCCATTTAATAATTGTGTAATAAAATCTTGAATACGATTCACAAAATCTGGCGTTTCTTGCTCTGCAACATCATCAACAGTATTCCATCGACCACGATGAATTGAAGATTGCGTTGCACGACGTTGCACCCATTTAGCGTAAGGTACATTGTTATCAATATTTACTGATGCCGCTGCGTTTGCAATTGATGGTACAGAATCTATGGAATATGTCACGTCAATATCAAACGAAACAGTTGCCACACGCCATCCTTGTTGTAAAGCAAATGTGCGATTATATGTACTTCCCGTAGGTGCAGGTGGATATTGCATTAATTTTGTGCGCATTTGTTCTGCACTTAGCGTTGCTTCAGCAGAAATGATAGACGGAATGCTTTCCGCAAGTCCATCACACACATCTGCAAATTCATAAAATCCCTCGCCTGGACTTCCTGAAGAACGATTCGGTTTGCGTGATGATGCGTAGTTTTTTGTAACTGCACGAGGATTTGAGCCACGAATATCAGATATACGACTACTCAGCATGGATGTAAGTTTTGAAAAAAAAGCAGATGGCGTAACCGAACTCCAAGAGGTTACGCCACGAATAATTTGTTGTGATTGTTGTGCAATCGCACCAGATATGTTGCTTAAAAAAGAACCTACTTTGTTTGAAATAAAGTTAAACATAAAATCTCTTTGTTGTATAATGATTATCAGGGTTACTTGGTATGATTGACAGAGACGGTGCTGTCAATTGGCGACAAATCGCTATCATTTTGTGCCACTTCATCATCACCCCACTCTTCGCCGTCATCCTCATATTCCTCCCATTCCTCATCATTACCTTCACTATTGGCACCCATAGCAAGTAACCCTGCATGTTGCATTTGTTGTGCTTGACTTGGTTCGTCGTCAAAATCATCAGCGTACTGCACATCTTCGTACACCACTTTAATAACTTGACGCACATCGGTTTGTGTTTTTTCAGGCGCATCAATACCAGCAATCTTGGCACGACGTTCCATGATACGCAAACATCGGTCAACGGCTTGCAACTGTAATGGGTCAGCATTGTTTCGGGCTTTTTGATATACTGACAAAAACAAGTCGTCCAATCGCCGAAGTTCTACTTCTCGTAAATCGTTTGAAGCTTCTTTCTCGGTTGCCGACAATAATCGACTGACCGCACGATATGCCGCTGTGCGATTTGAATAATTCAATCGTTGCGCAATTAATTCGTATGATATTCCTGCTTTTCGCAGTTCGAGTGCCTGTACCGCACGTTCTCTTTTGTCAATAACAACTGGCGATGTGCGTGATTTGTTCATACAATACGTCTCCCATTGTGTGGTATTGCACAATTTTATCATTTCCTATATTATACAGATAGTCGCATATTTATTGTAGGAGGACTTTATGTCACAGATTGACAACATCACCGCTCGTAGCGTAAGTTGTGACCCATGCGAAGTTGGCTATTACAAGCCAGGGACAAACGCCAAAGACCAAACACCAAAAACAGGCATTAAGCGTGGTACTGACACCAACACATTTGGTCCGCCACGTCAGGGGTATCGTTCAGTTGATGCGTTGCCGAAAACCAGAGGGGATTACTACATTCCTGGCACAAACAAGTAACCTCACGCTTGTGTATTGAATCGCACTGTTTTATTTTTATTACAAACAAAAAAATTGCTTTCCCCTCATTTAAACTAGCAATCTGGTGCGACAATCAATATGTGCTCATAGAGAAAGTCTAATTATGAGCAAACTATTTTCCCCCATCACTCAAATGCCTGGAAATTCAGGTAAAAGCAGTACAGCATCGGCTATGACACGATATGCTGTCAACAAATCATTTTCAAAAGGAGAAAATATGGCAAAACGAACAAGTTTAAAAGATTTATTTGCTAGTGCTTATGCACTAGTGGGACGAAAACCAAAAAGAAGACGGGTTTCAACAGTGGGTACTGGTACTGGTACTGGTACTGGTACTGGTACTGGTACTGGTACTGGTACTGGTACTGGTACTGGTACTGGTACTGGTACTGGTACTGGTGGTGCACGTCCAGCAACTGGCGGTACTGGTACTGGTACTGGTACTGGTACTGGTACTGGTGGTGCACGTCCAGCAACTGGTGGTGGCGGTGGTGCAACTGGTGGCGGTAAACGCAAAAAATCATCTAAAACTGCAAGCCCAGCACCTGTTTACATATCACCAATGTCAAGTACAACAACAAGACCAGTTGGTCCTTTCGGAAGGTTAATGGGTTATACCGTTGGGGGGTTGTCAACAGTACCATATCGAGCTGCTAATTTTGGAGTTGGAATAGCTCGAGGTACTAATAAAATCCTTGCCAATATGGCTAGAGCGTCAGAAGAAAGTCTTGCTGGCGCACTTAGTGCGGCACGAAGTGCTAAAAACAAAAGATTAGGAACTGTCGCATCGTTAAATAGCGATTTTGACGCAAACATAGCATCTGCTAACACTAGAAGTAAAAATTGGGGAGAATGGGCGCAAGGAAACCCGACACTTGCCGCACTTATGCTTGGTGGTACAGTTGGTGCAGGTGTTGGCGCAACAAAAGCAGTGATAGAAGCTGCGAATCGTTTTAATAACTGGCGCAATCCACCTGCTGATGAAGGTCCAAAAGGGTTTCGTGATAATCGCCGTATGACCGCAGGAGGGTCTGGTGCAATGGGTAAGAGAATGACAAAACGCTCAATGCGCAAAAATGCACCTGGCGTATATGGGAATAACAACGCTCGCATGAGAGAAGAGATGCGTCGTTCAGGTTCGGCGCAATATCGTGGCAATCCACAAGCAACCACTGTTGCAAGTCCGCTTGAGCAAATGTATGCGTATATTGCACCTCGTGTTGTATCAGCAGCTAAGCAAGCCGAACAATTTGGTAGACAAACATACGGTAACGCTTTAAATTACGGCGGTCAGGTTGCCGACTTAATTGCAAACGAGCGAGCAAAAGGAATTGGTCCAATGTCTGGTAGCGTAACAGTTGTTACTAATCGCAATACGGGTCAAACCAAGCGAGTGGCAATGCCCACTGCGCAAGAAGTATATGCTCGTGCGAAAACAGTAGGTCTACGACCACAGTCAGGTCAGTATGGTGATGCGTCAGCTGTTGAGCGAGCATTGCAGTTTGTACGTGATTGGGGTGAGAGCAATCTTCCAACACAAGCACCGAAACTTACTGGTGGATTAGGCGACACATATCGTAATAAAACTATTCGCAATGCAAAGGGTGATTGGGTTTCTGCATATACCGATTTACCAGGTGGTTCAAAACAAGCAATTCGAGAGGACAAGCGACTTGGTGGTCTTGCAGTTAAACCTAGCATGCAGGTTTGGGATACCGCTACCATGTCATCACGAAGCAAGCCTCGTTGGTCGGAACAGATGAAGGCAAAAGAAAACTACGTATACGACAAAGACGCTCAGCGATATAAGTCAACAACACGTAGAGATAGCAACGCAATTACTGCGTTTGAGCAAAAGCAGAAGCAATATCGTCCCAAAGCTATTTCTGCGTCACAAACTGCCGAGGCAATTGCAGCTGCATTGGAAAATCAAGGTGGAAGTCGATATAGAATTGTGATTGACCCTAAAAATTTTAATAAGTCTATGAAAAAAAGTCAATCAATGCGCAAACCTTCACGACATGATTTGTATGGTCACGCATCAATGGGTGGTCGAGCCATGATGAAGTCAGTATCAAGCCTGAGAAATGCAGGAACACGACATTTGGTTGGCGGATACCGAGGTGGCACACGGCTTCATAAAGCGGCAACGCCCACGTTGGCAACTCGTAACTTCCGAGCAAAGTACGAGTAAGTAAGTTGGTAAGGCAACGTGGGGAATGAAAAGAGATTTCTTCCCCACGTTTTGTTGCAGTTATAGAGGTATATATGACTAAATCACGTAAGGTAATGTCGTTTCAAGAATACATGCAAAACATTGCAAAATCTGCGTCAACCAAAAAACGGTCACGCATAAAAAAAGAAGATACGTCGCCTCCAATTACGCCAACGCCAACAGCGACATATACGTATACGCCAACTGCAACACGCACAGTTAGTCCAACGATGACTGCAACACGCACAGTTAGTCCAACAATGACTGCAACGCCAACAGTTGTGCCAGAGTATGTAAAAAACGTAGTAAGAAAACCTTCTGCACCTTTGGCAAGAGTTACAAACACGCCTGATGTTGAGCCTAGTATAACAACAACAAGCACACCTGAAACTGAACAAACTGCAACAACCATTCCATCAATTACTCCTACTCGATACACAACAAACCCTAACGACAAATTTACAGGTAGAGTAGATGCAATTAGTAGTAGTCCTATGCCATTAATGGGAAGTGCAGTTCCAGTAGAAGAAGCAATGTCTGGCGAAAGAGGTCAAGGAATTAAAGACATGACAGGGCAAGATGCAATATCATTTGGTCCAACTGCATGGCCTGTTCAACCTTCGGCTACGGCATTTAGACCAGCTGGATTTCCTGCAGCATTTGTTGCTGAAGAAAAAGACATGCCTGTAATATCGCAAGGCAGGTCACAAGAACTTGCAAGCAATGTGGGGAAAATGGTTGAAGATTTGCAAGTCATTTTTGGACCGCAATCAGATGTATTCAATGAAATTAATCCAGAAAACATAAAATTAAATGCATCAATGTTTCCTACAAATGCAGTAACAGATAAAGATGGAAAGCCTTTAGTGCCTGAAACGTTAGCAGAATTAATTTCATTGCCATACAGTGCTGCGTTGCAAAGAAAATATCGAAGAAGCACGTATAACATGGATGACTTGAATGTTCTAGCAGGTTTTTCAAACGACATTAACAGCGTATCCACAGCTGTCTTTAACGAAGCAAGGGGAACTGGCGAAAATGCACGAGCAAATGCACTAGCAAGATTTAACGCAGTTGGAGCAGCTACCAGAGAACAGGAAATGAATTCAATTTTTGGTGCATCTGACCAAAATTTAAAAAGTCAAAGTGAAATAAATTCAGATATTGCAAACATCGCATCGCCACTTGGTGTTTCATTTGCAAACATGTATCGTGCACAACAAATTGCAAACAGAGCTAGAGATGTAGAAGCTACACTATTAAATGAAGCTAATAATGTAGAAGTTACAGGTAAATTGCCAGATAATATTAAAGCAATTCAATCTGGCGTAGAGGATGATGCAAAAGTTGCTCTTGCTAATATTACAAATTTAATTAATTCTGGCAAAACAAATGTAAGTGCTACAGACATCATTAGATTGATGAATGCAAACGATTATAAAGACCCAAACAAGCAATTGAAATCAGGTAGAACCAAAAGTGGACTTGAATACATTGATGTGCCAATTAATGGTCAAATATATCGTCTTGCTACAAATGGCGAATATACAAGAGCTATTTCAGCCACTGACATGACGCAAACTGCACAAGCAAGAAGAAATCCAGTCTCAACAACGCCAACTGCAAATGCATCTCCTGTTGCTACAACAAGCCCAAATGAGGCTATTGAAAGACAAAAAGCGTTAGACGCACAAAGATTGGGAACAATTGACGAGTATGTTGGCGCAGAAAGTTTTGGCGGTAACGAACTTGCTCGATTGATTAATGAAGCAGTATATGGAGATGGGACAACCCCTGGTAACTTTAAAATTATACAAACAGACCCAAATACAAAAGAACAATTTATTGAAACAAAACGAGGGCGCACATATGTACAGGTTGATAATAATGGAAATATTATTCCTGTAGATATTCGCACCAAACCGACATTAACTGCATTGGCAGGGAAAAAACCTGGTGATGTTACCGAAAATCCATCGCCATCGCCATCTCCTGTTGTTACACCAACAATGAGTCCAAATGAGGCTATTGAAAGACAAAAAGCGTTAGACGCACAAAGATTGGGAACAATTGACGAGTATGTCGGCGCAGAAAGTTATGGCGGTAACGAACTTGCTCGATTGATTAATGAAGCAGTATATGGAGATGGGACAACCCCTGGTAACTTTAAAATTATACAAACAGACCCAAATACAAAAGAACAATTTATTGAAACAAAACGAGGGCGCACATATGTACAGGTTGATAATAATGGAAATATTATTCCTGTAGATATTCGCACCAAACCGACATTAACTGCATTGGCAGGGAAAAAACCTCAAGACGATAATATTACATTAAACCCCAACGAGGGTGTTGACGCAAATAATTTGCCATTGAATGACATTGATGATTTTGATTTTTCTCGCATTCCTGTAAATGAAAATGCGTTATACGATTTTGTGTCAAAGCAACCTGAACTTGCAAGACGTTTGGGCATTTCAAGCGACGTTGATAATGTTCGAGTTCGACCTGTAGGCAATGCTATGGATTACAAATTTACAGAAGCTCTTGGATATAGTCCAGATGAAAACACTGTTTTAGCGTTGGATTCAAGTAAATCTCCTAGTTGGTATGTTCCGTCAGTATGGACAACAGTTCCATCGACAAGTGCGAGAGGGCAAGATTCATCAGAAAGCGAACAACCATACTGGGAACAATTTACGCCAAATGGTATGCGTCCACCTAGTGCACCGAGTGCGCCAACAGCTCCTGCTGAGCAGGGATGGGGTGGGCAATTTTGGAATTGGATTACCAGTCCTTTTAGTGATGCGCAAGGAATGGGTGCACCAAAAGCATATGCCGCAGATAGAAAAACCGCAACGCCATCTGCTCCATCAGGAACTGCAATTGCTGCGCAACAACAAGCAACAGGTTCTAAAACGGTTACGCCGACACCGACACAAACTACAACGCCGACATCAACTGCAACACGCACTGTTAGCCCGACAATAACCGCAACACCAACTGCAACTGCATCGCAAGTTATGGCACCTAAAGTTAATCCTGCGCAAATTGCAGTTCAGCAACAAGAATTGCAACGACAAAAAGCGCAACAACAAGCACAAGCGGTGCTCAGTTCGTCGCAAAACAAAGCAGTTTCACGTTGGTCAGCACCAAGCGGAGCAATGCAAGCGGCACAACAACAAGCACAGGCGCAACAGCAAGCGCAACAAGCACAAAAACCTATGATGCCACAACCGCAGCCGTTTGACCCATCCAAAATGGGGTATACTGCGCCAACTGCAACAACACAATATGGTGCATATAAACCAACGGGGTCGGCAACCGCTGGAACGCCAGCTACGGCGACGCAACCAATGACAGCAACACAACCAATGAACACTACGAAACCAACAACGCAAACAAGTGGTTCACGAGGAAGCGCGGCGATGAAACGTGATAAAAAGAAGTCAGGTAAGTTAAAAAAAGATATTAGTGTTGGAACTGGGTTGACTGCACATGCAACGCAACCTGTAAAAGAATCGCCGATGCCAAAAATTAAAACATCGTATGGTCGATACAAATATCCAAAACCAACTGCCACTTCCAAATATGGCGTTACAAATGACACATTTAAAAAACAAGACGGAATGGTTTATCCTCGTCAAAATGTAATGCCAGCACCACCTGCACGTCAACATAATCGGGTGCAACAAATGCCAATGAGTTACGAGTCTCCACAATATGTACGAAAAATGGCAGGTAGTGAAACAATGAATGACATGCAGTTTACCGCACCTGCGTTACCAAAACAAGAAAATAAACCTGCATCACTATCACATACAAAGTACACATCATTAAACAACGATAAATATAAAAAACGAGGTGAGTAATGTCTAAATACTCAACGCCAATTATGCCAAAATTCTTTAAAGACTCAACCATGCCTCGTCGCATGGTTGGGTCAATGTTGAAAAAAGCCAAAAAAACAACACCTAAAAGAAACGTGTTGAGTACGTTTGGGGCTGATACCGCTCCAACTGCGTCAACTGAATTAATGGGATATGATTTTACAGGATTACAACAACTTAGTTCTCGAGATTTGCAAACGCTTGCAGAAAATCCTGATTTGCGCAAAGATTTTTTTGAACGAAATCCTCGCATAGTTGGCGCAATACGTCGTCAAGCAGGTGAATTTAAAGCAAAAAACGTAAAAGGAGCAAGAGTAAACGCAATAAATTGGTTGGCTGATTCATTAAACGTAAAACCAATTGCTCCTCGAACAAACACGAACATTAAAGGCAAGGCACGAGTAATCAGTCCAGATAATATGGACGAAGCAATGCGTCGTCGATTTGGTGAGCGAATAACTAATCAAGCACAACGCTCATTGACTGGTACTCGATATGTGCCGACACGATTGTTGCAACGCAGTATCAATGATATTGATAGTAAAATAGAAGGCTTACGTGCACAGCGAAAAGATGCAAGTGCACAAACTGAACGAGGCATCAATCAAGAAATTGAATCGTTGCGGTTCGAGCGACAACGAGTTCAAGGAATTATTCGAAATCGCAATGCGCCATTTGTACAAGAAAAACTAACGCCAATTAAAACACTGCAATCGCAAATGGGTCGTGTAGATAGAGAAATTGGCGATTTGACTGATGAATTAAAGTTGTCACCAGGTGAATCAGGTCGAGCGTTGGAACAAGAAATTGGCGAGTTGCAAGGTCGTCGTGCTGAATTGCAACGAACGATTGAATCTGCCAAAAACAGTCCGTGGTACATTCGTAATCAAGGCAGAACTGTATCTCGTTTACGACCTGAACTTGGCGCAAGTGTTAAGTCTCCTGCAACGCAAGGCATTGGCGGTCGTCCATACATGGTTACTCGCCAAGACCGAAAAACCTTTTTTAATCAAGCATCTGAAGATGCACGTACAGGACGAAACAGCCGTGCGACACCTGCACCTGTAGATGTCACTCCTGAGCCACCAACACCAACTGCTACGTCATCGGCAACCGCAACGTCAAATGTTGGCGCAACGCCACGGAGGGGTCGAGGTCGCCCACGCAAAAACAATACCGTATCAACATTGGGTGCACGACCATCACGACGAGGTAATCAACCACCATTAACAGGCAATGCATTTATAGATAATTTAAAAAGCACTGGATTACTTCGTGATACACGTCGGGTTTCAACAATAAGTTCGCAAGCACCAAAAATATTTGCATTAGCAGATAGCAGACGTGCACCATCGCCCAGTGCAATGATTGCCATGACTGGTGTAATACCAGAAGATTTGGCATATGCATCACGTATGGTGAAAAAACCAAATGCTGGTCAAATCATTGGAGTAAATGACAAACTATATGAAGTGGTTGATGGTAAGGCAATTCC